ACGGCGGCCGCGATGGGCGGAGCCACATAGTTGGCATTCGCGCTCGCGGTAAAATGCGTGCCGTCCGACCAGATCAGTTTTGGGCCCGCTCCGCCGTTGTAGTCCGTGGCGAACGAGGCGTTCCCGAGCTGCGAAACCTGGTCGAGCCGCGCGCACGCATCGATGCTCGTACCGACGGATGCCAGAATGCCGGCGGACAGAAAGTCCGTCGTTGCGGTCGATAGGCCTGCGCTGGGCGGTTCCGTCGGGCCTACGACCTTCCACCCCTGGGCGCGGAGCGCGGCGCACTTCGCTAGATAGTTTGCGAGACACGTTTCCTTCGTCGTGCCGCCGACAATCTCGTTGATGAAGTCGCCCCATACCACCGCGATGTTGAACAGCCGCGACGAATCGAAGAACGGCGCGACCTGCTTGGCGACGCGAGCAATCTGCTGCGTCAGCGTCATCCCGGCGATGGCTCGCATGAGGAAGAGACCGGGCTGGTAGAGGAACGGGATGGCCACGTCCGTCCACCCTCCGGCGCGCCAGATGCTGTCCGTGCGGCTATTGCCGTCGAAGAGGACGACGCCGTAGGCGGACGAATCGAACTCGAAGCCGTAGGTGGTCGTGTTCCAGGCCCACCATGACGTAAGCTCAGCGCCCGTGAGAACGCGCGGGAATACGTGGGCCTCGGCCTGCTCGCCTTGCAATAGCTCGATCGCGCTGTTCGCGTGCGCCATGAATCGCAGCGGGAACCCCGCTCCGCCCGTGCCGAAAGTGCGCGGCTCCGGATCGACCACGCTTGAGCCGCGCTGCCGGTCGTCCACATTGAGCCGGTCGATGGGGCGGCCATCCAGCCAGACCTCCACGTTGGGATTCGATCCGGCCGAGATGGTGATCGCGAGCGCATGGGGTTTGTTGACCCGACACGAGAGCCCGGACGACCAGCGGCCTCCCGTCGTCAGGAAGTAGTCGATGACGCGGTTCGTGCCGTCCGAGAACTCGACGCAGACGCGCTCGAGGACCGAGTCGTAACGCACGAAGATGCCGCAATTGCCCGTCGGGACGAAGGCCCCGGTGTCGAGGATGGTGTAGGCGGTCCCGGTGTAGATCGGCCGGAACGTCAGAAGGATGGTCGCTCCCGAGCCGTCGTGCAGAAACTTCCACGGGGCCGCGCTGGCCGCACTCCAGTAGGCCGAGAACCCATTGCCGACCGCCACAGCCTTGCCGGCGATGCCCCACCCGTTCGCGAGCGAGGTAGTCCCGAACGAAGACGTCGAGCCCGTGAGTGTTCGGGCGTTGCCGGACAGGTCAACCATGTCGTTGCCGGAGAGCGTGTCCGCGCGCCACGAACCAGCTGGACCTGGCGAGAACGACTCCGGGCCCGGCATCAGACGTCCGCCGTCATGCGCGTCACGCCGCGCGAGTCGACCCAAATAAACGCGCTCTTACCGTTGGCGACCGTGATGGTCGTCCCGGCTCCGGTCGATGCGATGATTCCGAATGCGCCGGTGCAGGTGTTGTTGAGCCACTTCATGTAGCCCTGAGCGTCGGTCGCGGACGGAAAGGTCAGCGTGCGATTCGCGGTGATCGCGCCGCTGGTGAGAATGCACGTATTGGCATAAGAGGTCGCCGCTAGCGTCTGGTCCGTGTTCAGCATCGCCTGAGAGACGGTGCCGTTGCATCCGGACCATGGCGAAGATGCCAGGTTGCCGCCGATGACGGGCTTACCCATCATGACGTTGCTACCGTTCATCTCGATCTGTCGAGCGCCACCGATGCCCGTGATGATCGAGGTGGCCGCCGCAACGCGTACAGTGTTTGCGTAGAGCGATCCGCCGAACGCGGCATCAACCCCGAAATACAGGTTGTTGGAGCTGTCCGTTTCCCAGATCGAAAAGTCAGCATTGTTGGCAGCTACGCGCGCGTGTGCCGTGGTGACGTTGGAGAACCGCAGGTTCCCTGTGCTGGATGGAGTCGTTCCGATCGACAGAATGCTCGTTCCGCCAAGGACGTTCGTGGCGGCCGAGAAGCCGCCCGCGCCGTCGCTGAGCTGCACGGTGCCGCTGGCGCCGGTCGAAGATCCGCCCGCAGCCGCCCATTCGATATCCGTCCCGCCAGCGTTCGTACGCAGAACCTGCAGCGAGGTTCCGATCGAGGTCCGGAGCCTACGCGGAGAGCCGGTATCGAACGAAGCCACACCAGGCAATGGCGCGCCGTTCTGGAAGCTGACGCCAGTGACGGAGAACCCACCGGCCGACGTGGCGGCCTTGCACTGGAGACGAATCTCTCCGGTCCAGCTCGTGAGCGGGTGTGTCCCGGTACCACCGGTGCCTGCTCCGGCATCGATGAAGATGCCGTCGCCGTACACGTTGGTCTCCGTGAGGTGGCTAGGGTCGCCGAAGAAAGGGACACCTCCGCTGACTCCCATCGCCCCGACGCTGAATCCGGAAGCGGCGGTGTTCTCTGTGGAGGCGAGGTAGCTGACGACGGTGAAGTTGTCGCCGTGGAACGGGCCGTCCGCGGTGAAATAGGAGAGCTGGATGAACCCATCGCCTGGGAGGGACGGCACCGCGGATGCGGGCGTCTCCGTGCCCGCGGTCGCGGCGTAGACGGAGATCGCGCCTTTGACCGGAAAAAAACCCAAGTCATAGCCCACGAAAAGCCGGCCGTTCGACGGGTCGGGGGTAAAAGACCAGTTCGCCGCCGCCGCGAGGTCGCCGCCGATCGCTGCGCGGGTCTGGATGTCGCCGGGACCTCCTGCGACATGGGCCGCGGCTCCGCCACTGCCGCCGCCGATGGCCAGGTCCTCGGTCCACACACCGAACTCGAGCCGGACGCGTCCGCTGGCGTCGCATTTACCGATGACATCGGAGGTCCCGGCGGCTACCGGGGTGAACCGCTCAATGCTCCCAGTCGTGGAGCAGCGGACCCAGGAGGCGGTGCCGACCCCGAGACCTGACACGGATGCGTCGATGGTCCCAGTCTGCCAAATCTCGATCGAGCCGAGCCCGGACCCGCTCGACGTGGTGACGGCCACCCCCTCGGCTCGCCGGCTATAAAGCGTTCGGTTGCCCGACGTCGCGACGACATAGCCGCCGCTGTCGGCTGGGAGGACGAGGTTTCCGACGGCGATCGATGTCGCCGCGCCGTAGGGGACGCCCCAGAAGACGACCGCAGACGACGGCGAGGGCATCAGAACGAATCCGTGCTCTGCGCCCAGATGCGGAGATTGGCGGCGACCGCGCTGCGGACGATCAGCCAGCGATCGGTAGTCCGATGCAGCCGGAAGTATACCGGCGGATTGCCGGCCTTCAGGAGCGCGCCATCCGTGGTCGCATAGGTCGGCGTCGTCGTGCTTCCAGCGGCGACGCTGGCCGTGGTCGTCAGGTCGTTCTGCGTCGTCGGCGAGAAGTAGAAGATGATGTCGCTCGTGTCCGCCTGCATCCACAGATTGACGAAGCGAGGCCGGTCGCCGGTCCCGTCCGGCGGCTGCCCGTCGCTGCCGAGGTCGAGCAGGGCGAGGTCGTATGGACGCGCGGTGTTATCCGTCCCGATCGCCATGGTGAGCCCGCGGCGCGGCGGCCGAAGCTCGGCGTATTGGTGTTCGGCAATGGCCACGAGGGCCTCCAGGTCAGCGGCGGCCGGGGCCTGAGCCCTCGAGCCTGTCTAGGGCCGTCTCGCTGGATGGAAGCTTCGTGGACCGCGGCTTCGCTGGTGCGGTCGAAGTACTTGGGGAGGATACAACGTTTTGCTGGAGCAGGCGAGCATGGTCGGGCGTCTGCGATGGTGTCGCGGGGATGCCAAGCAGGCTCCCGATCTTGAGCCGCTGTTGGAAAGGAATGCTGCGCCCGCGGGCCATGTGAGTTGCCAGCGCATCCATGGTGCGCTGCTGGAGCTCGGCGAACGCGAGGGGCATGAGGGCCTCCGCCGTCTCGGCGCCCTCGGGCGTCAGCTTGCCCGCGGCAGCCTCGGCGAAGAAGCGTGACGGCTTCTGCGCATACCAGGCGTAGCGCGCGAATTCGGATGCCTGTGCATCAGTCATATGCGGCGCCGGATGCGGGTCCAGCGGGTCCGGATCGGCCGCCACCGGCATCTTGCTCGCGAGGAACGACAGCGACGAGGCCATGCGCTGCGTCATCGCTCCGGCCAGCTCCGGGCTCGTGGCGGCGAGCGGCTCCGTCTCCTTCGCGAGACTGTCCATGGTCCCTTGCGGATCGGACTGGAGCGCGGCGATCTGCTTCATGACCGAGAGCGCAACAACGCGCGGCCGCTCCGTCGGATGCGCCTCGAGGAGGCCCTTCGCGGGCTCCGTAAGCAGGCCCCTGGAGGCCGAGACGCTCATCTCGTCGACATGGGCCACGAGCTTGGATACCGCACCGGAGTCGGCGAGATTGCGGAGGGCAACGGCGAGCGCGGCATTGCCTCGCTCTTTGATCAGCTTGTGACCGATGGCCGCGACCGGAGCCGCGAAGAGGTGCCCGCTGGCCGCCGCCGCGATGCCGGCGGCATAATCCGTTGGCGAGATCGTCCGCGCCTTTGCCATCCGCGTGGCGCTGTCATCCGCGACGTCTTGAGCGATCGACAGGGCCCGATAGTCATGCTTCAGCGACTGATATTCGGCCTTTGCGGCCCCGGGGATCCCATCACTCGCCTTGTCGAGCGCGTCGGTGATCAGGCCCTCCATCTCGCCGCGGATTTCACGAAGTGCCGCCACTCGGCGCCCCGGATCCAGCGTCTTGGTCTCCTGGTAGACGATCTGATCGAGCCCCTGCCGCTGCTTGAGCAGGTCTTGGATGCTGACCGTACCGTCAGGCGCGATCGGGAGATGCTGCAGAAGCGACATGTGATAGTTGTCGATGGCCCCCACGACGTTCTCGTTGCCCGCGATGCTCGCAGGCTCTGCCCGAACGCGGCCCATGGCGTCGCTGATCTCGCCCGCGTGAATGCGCGCGCCGCTCGCCTCGGTCATCTGTCCGAGCTGCGCACCGACGGCCGACCGCTCCTCCGAGATCCGGGGAAGCAAGTCCGCCGGCCGACCAGACTTGATGGCGCTCCAGATGGTGTCATTGTTCAGGACCCGGCGATTGATGACCTCTCCCACGACATCGGTGCCACCCATTTTCTTGGCCATCGCCGCGTATCGCGTCCCCTGGAGCCCATGGCCTGCGCCGATCGCTTTCCAAGCCGCCTCATCGGCCTGCTTCTCTACCCAGTCATCCACGCGGTCGGCCTTCGATAGGACGCCTCCCTCGCCGCCAGATTCCGCGCGAGCCGCCGTGGCCTCTGCGTCTGCCGCCGCGCCTTCCGCGACCGATGCCGGCTTCGGCACATCGCTGCCAAGCTTGGACGCGACCTCCTCCGCCGAGCGGCCGCCGCGACCCAGCATCGCCCCAATGCCGCTCTTGGCGAGCGAGCCTAGGCCACCCAGCGCCGCGCCTCCGCCCCCGCCCCAGAGCGCCCCTGAGCCCACGGCGGCATAGAGCTTGTCGGCTGTCAGGTCGACGTTCTGCGTGATGCTGTCGGTTGCCGTCTGGGCGACGTTGTAAAGCGCGCCCTCGGCGGCTCCGCGCGCGCCCATGGCGATGGCTGCCGATGCGGCCCGACCGACTGCGCCCTTGGCCGCCAGGTTGCCCGCCAGCGCCTTGGCGATGCCGCCCCCCAGCGCCTCGCCGCCGGCCGAGACGAGTCCCGCCGGCCCTCCGCCCGCGCCCAGCACTGAGGCCGCGCCCATGCCTAGCACGTTGCCCGCGCCGAAGGCGACTGGGGACGCCTCCTTCTGTTGCGCCAGGTCTGCGGCGTACTTGTCGCCGGCAGCTTGGCCGCCGACGGCGTCCGCGAGCTTGCGCATCCCGGCCTGCGCCAGGCCCACCGTCGCGCCTTCGCGCACGCCCTCGCCGAAGGCTGCCGCAGTAGGCGGCGCATCCGGGCTCGAGCCGAGCAGCAGCGGGTTGAGCGCGCCCGCGGCGGTCGATATGGCGCCCATGACCTTGCGCCCGGTCGGGAGGGCATCGTATTTCGCCTGCACCTCGCGCTCGGCGGCCTGCTGCTTCGTGAGAACCTGCGCCCCCTCGGGAAGCTTGTCGACATCGGCAGCGTCGATGGTCGCGAACTTCCCGTCAGGGTCGAGGACCGCAACTCGCTTGGCTGGAGCCGGCGCCTTCGGATCCGCCATTTACTTGTCACCATGGTAGGAAGTCGACCCGGGCATCTTGCCGGCATCTTTCCTGGAGGACGTCGCGGCGGCCTTCTGAGCACGGTATCTGGCCTGCACCTCGGGCGTGGCGGAGGCCATCGCATTGTCCTCCTCGTTATTGAGAATCTTCAGCGTGTTCTCGATGGCCCGCTTTCGTGCCGATTGGGACTTATTGCCCAGCGCGATGTTCGCCCTCAACTCTTCGGCCGCGACCACATTGCCCATAGTGGCCTTCATGGCCTGATTGGCGAAATCCTGCCACGCCTGCTCGCGCGCGTTGGCGTCTGGGTCGAGCAACGCTTCCTGTGCCACGCCCGGAAGGACGGCCCTCGCAGCTCGCTCGCTGTAGTCTCCAGGGCTCTTGGCGAGCGCCATCTGAGCGGTGGTCGCCGCCTGCTTCGCCTGAGGGATGCCGGCGGTCTGCAGCATCTGGGCAATCTTCGCGACCTCCTCATTGGCCTTGGCCGGCCGCTCGGCCTGTCCCTTCCGCTCCTCGATGGCCATCTGGAGCGCCGCGTGTCGATCGTCCTTCTTCATGTCCGCAGCGGCGTTCAGGCCGACGAGACTGCGCGCCTGGTCATGGGCTCGAAGCTCCTTCTGTAGTTCGCGAGCCTGAGCCTCGTTGTAGGTGATTCCGTCGCGATCCCTCCAAAGACGGCCGCCCGCCTGGGGCAGGATGAAGCGAATCCCCTGCGCGATTTGCTGCGCCTTTAGGTCCTCGAGCGACGCGATTGCGCTGTTGGCGCGATTCGCGGCCTCAGTGTCCTTCCAGAGCGCCGCGTTTTGCCCTAGCTGCGCCTGAACCGTGTCGAGCGCCGCTGCACGAGCCATCGCCCGCGCCGCGTCCGCGTTCTGGTATTTCGACATCGCCAGTCCGAAGGCGGTCTGCTTGGCATTCACCGTATCCCGCGCCGCCTGGTAGGCGCTCATCTGGGCCTGGACGTCCCGATCGATCGCGACATTGATCGCATCCATCCCCGGGTTGCTCCCGCCGCGCGCGCCCTGGAGGAAGCCGCCGAGCGTCATCGAGACGAAGCTCGCAATCTTCTGCCCGGTGGATCGCGTCGCCCAAAAGCGGTTCGGGTCGACGGCCATCTGCGAAAGCGACTTGACCGAGTTGTCGAAGTCGGCCTGCCGGTCGGACATCTCCTGATCCCGCTCGGCGATCGACTGCTGCATCGCGGCTTCGCGGAGCCGCGCTTGCCGCTCTTGGGCGAGGGCCTGCTCGTACTCACGCTGAGCAACGTTCTCGGTGTTCTGCGTATTCGCCGAGACGGCCTGGTGCGCTGCCTCGTTCGCTACGCCCTGCTGCCCGAGCAGCGTCGGGCCGCGCGTCTCCACCTCGTGAGCCGGCGTGACGCCGCCACCTCCAACCATGGTGAGCGGGAACTCGCCATGCGCGCTCGTGTCCTCGGGCGGCGGTGGCGGTCCCGCCGGCGCGTTGACGTTGGGCGGCCCAGCCGGCGGCGCTGGCGGCGGAAGGGGCGCGCCGGTTGTCTGATCCAGATTGATCGGCGGCTGGACAGATGCCGTTGGCTCCGGCATTGAGGCCAGCGGGGCCGTGGACGAGCCGCCGGGCGGCGGCATCGGGATGGCCGGCGTCTGCGGCGGAGGTAGCCCAGGGCCGATGCCGGCGGCGGCGGCGCCTGCGGCGAACGGGTCGGCCTGCGCGGGCTGCTGGTAGGCGCTAAGCACGTCCTGGAGGAACGGATCGCTCACTCGTTCATTGGCGCTTCCTCGCTGGCGTTCGATGGGTCGAGCCCGTCGAGAATTTCTGATCGGCCTTCATGGCCGCAAGCACGTCGGCAATGCTCGCCTTCACCGGCGGCTTCGCCTGCGCGGGCGCCTGGATGGGAGGCGCCTTCGGGAGTGGGAGCGGGCTTGGGCCAGAGGGCGCCACCCGGGAGTCGTCGAGCACAAGGCGGTCGCCCGCCCACCGGTATTGCGGCTCGGCGGCGACAGCCATCGCGGGCGGAGCCGGCAGCGGGTGAACGGCGGGCGCGACGCCGGGCGGGAGCGGCTCCTCGGGCGACGATGCGCCGATAACCCCGGCGGCTCGCTTATCGCCCTGGGGCTTGCCCTGCTGTACATAGTCCGCCTCGATCTGCGCGGGAGTCCGGACGGCCCCCGCTGCATACTTCCGGTCGGCGCCGGCCATCCCACGAAGCACCTGGCGGGAGAGATAATCCGGGATGGCGAGCGCCTGGAGAGGGGAGCCCGGCGTTACGGCGTCCCTGAGGACCGCCGCATCGTCACTCTTTGGCCCTGCCGCCTGATCGTCCCGGATCGCCCACCCTTCCATTTCCGGATTGCCGCGCTGGAACGTCTTCATCTCCCGGCGGCTGGGCTCGACGACGATCTCGGCGCCCTTCTCGCCGACCTTGACCCGATCGCCCTCGCCGATCGGGCCCCCGTCTTCGCGGCCGTATTGCGCCTGATTACCATTGCCGTGGGCGAAGCTCGCGGCGAAGTTCGACGCCTGCTTGTACTGGCCGATCGGGCTGACGCCGCGGATGCCTCCGCCGCCGGAGAAGTCGGCCGCTGAGCCCTCAGAGCTGCCCGAGCCGGCCGCGACGCCACCCAGGTTGATGCCGCCCAGGAGTTTGCTCGTCTGCGGCGCCGGGATCACGAAGCCATCCGACGGTGCGGTGATGATCTCCGGGCCCTGCTCTCCCACGAGGTAGGCGTTTCCGGAGTCGACCGGGCCTCCCGCGGCGCGCGGGGCGATGAGGGTCGGGGGGATGTAGCCCTGCTCCGGCCCGTGGTAGGCCGTATCGATCTTCGCGGCCTGGTCCTGGAGGCTCTTGCCGAAGTTGCCGACCGCCGAGGCGAGGCCCGGAGGCGCCGGCTTCGCGGCGGGCTCGGCCTTTTCGGCCTCGGCCGCCCCCTCGATCTTGGCGTCCTGCTTGAGCCGGTAGCGAGCCGACTTGGCCGCCTGCTCTTCCTTCGGCGTCGACTCGAGGCCCTCAGCCCTCCGAGCGCCCGCGCCCATCAGGGTCTCCTCGTCGCGCGCCCTCTGGACCGCGATCGGACTGGCGTAGGCCTGCGGCCCCGCAGGGTTGTCCCCATGAGCGGCGAAGGACTGCATCTGCCTAGCGCGGTCGGCCCGGATCCCGGCCTCCATCGTCGCGATCTGCTCCTGCGTCGTGCCAGGGCCCACGCCCCAAGTGCGAGCCCCGGGCGCCATGGCCGCGGGAGGAGCCAGCAGAGCCGGCGGCGGGCGCTGCGGCCCCGTCGGGTTGATGCCGGGATGCCGGCCAGCCGGAAGGAACAGCTCCGCGCCGCCAGCCCGGTAGGGGTTGCCCGGCGCGTCGCCGACGACCAGGGGCTCCCCGGCCCGGACCATGCCGCCTTCGGCCTTCGGGACCACGGCGCCTGCCGTGCTCGTGGTCACGGCGCCGACGAGGCCCATTGCATTGGTCTGGTTCATGTTGGCGTTTTGCCCCGCCACGCCCGCGTTGACGCCCATCGCCGCGTTCGCATTCGCCGAGCGCTGCGCTTGCTCGTTCTGCGAGGCTCCGAGCTGCGCCGTTTGCACCTGGTTTCCGAGCTGAGAGAAGCCAAGCCCGGCCTGGTCGTTCTGCGCCCGGTTCTGCAACTGGGCGCTCGTATTGAATTGCTGTTGGCCGGTCGCGAGTTGCGCGCCAAATTGAGCCTGCTGGACCGCCGCATCCTGCGCGGTCTGGTCGCCCTGACGCATGCCAGTGAAGGCGCCCATCGCGCCCTGCTCGGCCTGCATGCGCTCATTCGCGGCGTTCGCCTGTGCCTGGTCGGAGATGCCCTGCGCCGCGTTCGCCGCGCTGGTCCCGATCTGCCCCTGCGCATTCGCGACATTGTTGGCCGCATTCTGCTGCGCCAGCGCGAGCGCCGCAGGTCCGCGGGCCGAGGCGGCCATCGAGGCCTGCCCCGCCATGGCCTGCCGGTTCTGCTCCTGCGTCTGCCTACCGAGCGCCGCCCGGTCGACCGCTGCCTGCTGGCCAGCGATGCTAGGCGTAGCGCCCGTGGCGCGCTGGTACATCAGGTTGGCCGTCTGGCCTTGCGCAGTACGATCCGCGCTCCCCATCGCCGCATGGCCCGCCGCGTACTGGTAATCCGGCTGCGCATATTGGAAGTTCGCCTGCGGCGCGGCGCGGTTCATTGCGTTGGCACCGATCGAGTTGTAGTAGCCGGCCGCCTCGGCGGCCCCGTTCGGGTTGCCGCCATAGTTGTAGGCGTTCGAGTTGACCTGGTAGGCGCCCTGGGCCGGAGCCTCGTACTTGTTCTTCGAGCCGAAGATGCCGGAGATGATGTCGCCGATTCCCATTACGTCGCTCCTTCGGGCACTTCGAACGCGCCGGGCTGCGGGGTCACTTCGAGCGTGAGTGCGAGCCACGTGGAGGCGGCCCCATTGCCGACGGTGCCGCTGGACGGGGTCGCATCCGTCACGCGGATGCCGACGGCCTGCGATTCGCCGTCGTTGTGCGCGTCGTGCTGGAGCTGCGTGATCGGCCAGCCGGCGCTCAGGAGCCCATTGATCGTGGCCGCCGAGTAGACCTGCGGCGTCCGGTAGGACGCCTCGTAGTTGTAAGACAGCGCCACTGATGCATCGTGGTCCGTCGTGTATCGCTCGAGCATCAGCGCCCGGCCGAAGAGCTGGCGCCCCTGAATGCCGCTCACCTTGAATTTCGCTGTCTCTGCCGCGCGCGCGATCCACTGCGAGCCGTCGAGGTAGGCGCTCGGATCGCTGGCGTCGCGCTCGACATAGAGTGTTCCGTCGGTCGCGAGCCATGCGTAGCGGTAGGCGCCATTGAAGAAGACGACGCAGGCATCCTGCGCCGGCTGATCCGCGCCCGACCCGAATCGCCGGTCCACCGACACCCAACCGCCCGTGGTCGTGTCGTACACGACATCGCGCCCGGTCGCGCCACTGACGACGCCGCTCGATCGCGATTGGCCGAGCGAGATCCGGATGAGCGCGTTCTGGCGGTCCACCACGACCGATTGAACCACGGGGTAGTTTGCGAGCGTCACGCGCACCTGCGAGCCCCAATAGTCGACGGCGGCGCCGCGATTCAGAAGCTCGATGCCTCGCTGGCTCTGGAAGACGATGCCGAGCGTCGTGGCCCGAATGCTGTTCGAGTCGATGCAGCCATCCTGGCTCGCGATCCGTCGCGGGGTGCCGAGGCCGCCGGAACTGCCGTTGTCGGCCGGAGGATCCCCCGTCACCGCGAAGATGTGTCGGCGCGTGAACGCGAAGAGCGTGCCGTCCATGACTTCGAGGCCTGTCACGATATCGTCCAGCGGGACGGTAAAAACGGGACTGAACCACTGCCCCTCGCCATCGATCGGCTGGCTCGAGTACCAGAGCGTCGAGCCAGCCGCGCCGACGAGCATCCCATTGTAGGCGACGAGATGCGTCAGCCCGGGCGGGGCGCGATGGTCCTGGCTCGCGCCATTGGTTCCGGGCAGATTGCCGGTGCCGTAGAGTAGGGCGTTGCTGATCAGATCGGCATCCGCGACGTTGTCGACGAAGATGAGCGCCCCGCCCGTCGGGTCGTTCGTGATCTCCCCTGCGTAGTAGTAGGGAGGCTGCCCCCCGTCGGCAGTGGCCCAGACGAATAGCCGAAGCGCCTTGTTTTGCGTCCCATAAACGAGATGCGAGCCGGCTACCATGCCGCGTGACGTCATCGTCAGTGGGCCCTGCAGGGCGACATTGATTTTCTTGCTCGCGACGGGGCCGGCGAGGAATCCGGTGAGCGACACGCCAGAGACGTGCGTGTCTCCGTTTGCATCAGTGTCGACGAACGTGGCCGCATAGCGGCGACCTACGGTGAGCGACACAGCTCCGGCCGCGCCCACCGTGGGCACAGGGGGCGCCGGCGCGCTGACGAAGCCGAGTTCGGTAAGCTTTACGCCGTCGAACACGCTCGCAATGCCGCCCGAAAGGACGGTCGTGCTGCCGTTCACGGTGGCCGCCCTCCACCGCGCCGGATTTGCAAAGTCATAGACTGTGGCCGAAGTCGCCTGCGTCGTGCCGCTCTTCTGCGTCGTGAATGCCCACACATATTGGCCATTGCCGAGCGCCGCGACGCGCGCGTTAGGGGTCGGGTTTGTGTCGAGATAGGAGACGTAAATCCCGCGCTCGGTCGGGGCCGCAACCGGCCGCAGATACATCGCGACAAGCGCGACATTGGTCGTGTCCGGAGTCACCTCACACAGCGCGATGTCGTTCGAGAGAAGATTTGCGGAGAATGTCCGGGAGGAGCAGTGCGCGTAGACCTTGCTCCCGATGAGAAAGGGGCGGCTCTGCAGACGCATGCTGGCCATGACGCCGAGCGTCCCGTTCGTGGCAGGAGCTCCGGCGTTGTTACGGATTGCTTGAGCCAGGAGCGCCGCGCTCGTCTTGACGTAGACGGCAGCCCCGCCACCGGACATCTGCGACACGCGGACGTCGAAGCTCACACCGTATGTGCCCGGAGCGGCGACGAAGACAGTAGCGAGCGTCACGAGCGTGCTTGTGATGTTTGTAGGGTCGAGCCCCTGAGCCTTGACGTTGCCAGACGTGTTCTCGCTCCAGACCACCCAGAGCGTCGAGCCACCCTCCACAAGGTCCCAGGCGACCGGCGTCGTCGCTGTCGTGAGCGTTTTGCTAGCGACAGATCCGGAGATGTTGACCGAGCGCACCGTGAGCTGACTGGCCCCGCCGGGCGCTGTCGTGTTCAGATAGGCGATGGCGATGGCGCTGGCGCCAGTCAGGCTGACTACCCGCCCCTCATTGCCGTTCATGTCCGTGCAAATGTGACCGGCGATGACCTGCCATCCGAGCGCGACAGTCGTCGCGGACGTCGTGTCGAGATAGACGCCGTCGATCGCGTTCGCCGTGACGCTGTTGAACAGCGCGACGATATAGGTCCCATACGTCGCGAGGGCGATTGAGGTCGTCGAGCCGGTGATCGTCCCGCCAATCGTCGTGGGCGGAAGAATGACCGCGCCGGTCGCAGAGTCCATGACAGCGAGCACCGCGATGCACTTCTGCGCGGCCGCATCGTTCTGCGTGATGGCGCTCCATGCGATGGCCGTATAGCCGTTCAGCGCAGCGATATCGGTGGGCGAGCTCTGGCCGAACGCGACCGATGGGACGGGGAGAGGTGTGCACGTCGGCTCGGGAACGGGGCCTTTTGTGACCCACCGGCCGAGCGCGGGACTGTATTCGTCGAGCGTGACGCCGTCGATCACGCAGATCTGCTTGCCGTCCGGGCCGGCCGCGAACGTGCGCAGGCCGGCCGATCTGCTCGAGCCATCCATCCGCGTCGACGGGATCTCCTCGAAGCCGAGGCGCTTGGCATAGCCGCCCGTCTGCTTCGTGCGGCCATTCTCAAGGACGGTAAACGCCTGCGTCGGGTCAAGCACCTCGGCCGGCTGGCTCTCATCGATGCTGCCGGCAAACGCAATCTGAACGAGCTGAGGCTCGCCCATTAGCCGGACTCCTCCACTCGGATCGTGACCGTGCCTGCGGCCTTACTCGTCAGGACCAGCGTGTTGGCGGTCGTGTCGGTGTGCTTCAGCAGGATCGGCGCGACCGATCCGGACCAGTCGACCGGCCACCAGCGCACGCGGCCGTCGAATTTGTGCTCGAAGCGGTATTTCGTAGTCCCGGTGGCGTCGACCGGCCAATCCTCGAAGTCGACTCTGCGCGGCGACCAACGGCGTCGCAGCAGCGCGACGTCTCGCAGGACATTCGTGAATGCGCGCGCGAGGCGGTGCGGATCCTTAGCCTCGTCGGGCGTGACCTGCTCGCCGGGCGGCAGTGCACGGTCGAGCACGCGCATCTTGCCAACGAAGGGGACGATCACGCTCATCGGAACCGCCTCGGGCCCCAGCTCCGGCGCCCATAGCGATTGAACGCGTAGACGTCCGTGATGCGCCCCGGACTGTTCTGGTCGCGGTTACGGCCCAGCGCGGTGATGTCCGCGTCGAGCTCGCCGCAGACGTTCCGGCACTCGCCGACCAGGTCCCAGTTCTTGTCTTTCGTCGCGACAATGCGCGACGCATAGGCCACGAGGTAATCGTCGAGCCGCGAGATGGTGTCGAACGACTGCCCCTCGACCGGCTGCTGAGCGTCCGGGACGTACCAGAGCGTGGACGTGTAGGCTCCGCCGGGGACAGGTAGGTACTCGATGTTGCTCTGTCGTAGCCGGTAGCTGTACGGCACGCCGGTAAAGGTCGTTGCCGGGTCCGTCAGCCCGGGCCGCTCGGGCATCTCGTAGGCGTTCAGCCAGACCTTCATGCCGAGCGCTGTCATGTCGATGCTGATCAGGCTCGCGAAGCCCGCCGGCAGGCTGTAGGTGCTGATGCCCGACGACGTCGTGATGGTCGCCGAGTCGAGGTAGCGCTGATCGGGGACCGCCTCCGTAAGCCGACGGTAGAGCGAGCCGATGGCCCGCAGGACATAGTCGTTGATGTCGGCATCCGGATGGCGCAGCGTTGCGGTCGTGCCTTGCACGTTCGCGAACTTCCGAACGGAAGCGCGGAGCTGGGCAAGCGACTGGTTGAGCGCCATCCGGATCCCTTCAGCCTTCGGGGTATTCCCCGGCCTCGGACTTCTTCACGCAGGCCTCTACGGCGCCCCGGAGGGCATCCACGGCCGCGTCTTCGTCACCGTCCGCGATCGCCTGGACAGCGAGCCGGAAGAGCTTGTCTTCCGACCCGCCGCCAGACTTCGGCGCGGCCTCTTCGTCTCCGTCCGGCTCGTCCGCGCCCACTTTGGGCTTGGGAGCCAGCATCGCGAGGAGCCCGGTTGCCATTAGCCGGTGAACCGGTCGTTCAGGGTGTCGCAGGACACCTTGATGTCGAAGAAGACGACGTCGCCGTTGGCCGAGGCGGTCGCCGTGCCCGCCGTCACGATGGACGTGAACGTGAGCGTGCCGTCCACTGCGACGTTGTTGGTCGTCAGGATCCACTCGAGGCCCGCGACGCCGGTGGCGGCGAAGCGAGCGGCAGTGAAGCCGACGACCTCGGCATAGACCTTCGGCAGCGTCACGACCAAAGTGGTCGCGGACGGCCGCGTCGGGATGGCATCGCGCGACCGGAAGGTCAGCGCCGTGCCTGCACCAAGCGTGCAGCGCACCTGGTAGCTGTGGATGTCGTACGCCGAGGTCTTGGCGTACTGATCCATGATCGGCTCAGCCATGGGTCACACCCACTCGCCATCGACGGCGATGACTCCGCCGCGGACGACCACGCCGGTGCCGCCCTTGGCGATGCTGAATGTCAGCGTCGCGCCGCCGGACGGGATGGTGACGTTCACCGGCACCTGGTAGGCCGCGAACTGCGCCGTACTGGCGCCGAACGTGGTCACCGTATTGGTGATGGTCCCGATCGTCGTCAGCGTTCCGCCCGTGGAGGCGAGCCGGAAGCTCACCGTCAGGGTGAAGTTGTTGGTGTTGTCGTTGGTGATCGCGCCGGTCACTGGCGTGTAGGTGATCTGATTCACCTGGAACGCGCGAGCGGCAGCGTTGTTCGGGGGCGGAGCAGGGAGCACGATTCCGAGCGAGGTTTCCGCCGTCGTCGTGGACGCCATGCCGTCATCCGCAGCCTTCGCCGTAGAGGTGAAGGTGTCGGAGTGGGCGAGGGAGATCGTCCCTGCCGCGGCGGCGACTGCCGTGCCCGCGGTGGAGAACGTTCCGAGCCCGCCGGCTTCCTGAATCTTGAGTGCTTGTCGGTCGGTTGCCATGATGTCCTCCTCAGGCCGTCTTCACGCGGACGTTGGCCCACGGGTTGGAGCAAATGAGCTGCTGATCGCCGACCGCTCGGATCTCGCGGCTATCCGCGGCGTCCTCGAGCATCGGATTGTCGGGCGTCGCGTCGTCGTCCCAGTGGAACCAGTCGCCGCAGGACGCCATCTTCCAGGTGTCCATGTTGAGGAGCCGCTCGACGCCGGAGGGCATCCACGGATCCGCGACGACCTCGATCGGGCCAGCAGGCCCCATCATCTTGATCGCCTCGTAGTTGAGGCCGAGGTTGATGCTCCCGAGCGGCGCCGACGGCGCCTTCGTCATCTGGAGCATGTTCGCGGACGAGAGCTCGAAGTAGAGATCCGTCCAGGCCGTGGTGTTGAGCAGATAGACGAGCCGGCCGTCGTTCTGCTGGCCGGTGTCGGCGCCCGCCTGCGCGGCGAGCATGATGCGCTGGCGCGGCGTCTTGTTCGTCAGTGTGAGGTTGACGCCAGCGAGCTGCGCCGGAGCGTTCGCGCGGGTGACCCCGAGGAAGGCGCTCGGCGTGCCGCCGGTGAGCCAATCCGGGCACCAGGCGTCGAAGCCGAAGTGCACGACGCTCGTGCCGAAGGCGCCCGCGCGGAAGAGGAAGCTCGTCGTGGTGAGCCCGGCGATCGCGTTCGACCAGGACGACTCCTTGATCGTGACGGTCGGCGCGCTGGTCGTGCCCTGGACCGAGGCGACGGTGACCTGTCCGACGAGCGGCGCGCCCGTCGTGCCGTCCGTGGTCGCGGCCCAGAGCGTCATGCCCTTGACGAGCCGGCGAGCGTCGGCGCCCTTATCGAGCGTGACAGTCTGGCTCGAGAGCGTAGACGTCGAGAGAATGCGGCCGAGGGCGCCGCCTCCGTTGCCATGGATGAACGACGAGAAGTCGTTCCGGGCCTGGTTGATGAGGCCCTTCGAGTCGCGCTCCATCGGATCGCGAAGCAGGCCCTTGTTCCCCGTGAACTTCGCGCGACGGTAGAGGTCTCCGCCGATCGAGAAATTGCCGAAGTAGCTGGCGAGCTGGACCTGGAACTCTTCGGCCGTCGACGCGGTCTTGAAGAGTTTCGCGTTGCCGAAGTCGCCGAGGCCCTGCGGAGGGCTGGTGCCGACGGTGACGAAACGGATCTTCTCTCCGAAGCCCGTGTCTTTTCCAATCATCCCCAGGGCCGGCGAGGCCTTGAAGATCTGCTCCATGAACGCTTCACGCGGCCACAGATTGCGAATCAGTTTGTACGTTGAGATTTGAGCAGCAGGCATGCGAGCCTCCCGTGGGCTCGCGCTCGGCTCACATCACGTCGTCACTCGAAGACACGCCGGGCCCGCTCCTCGAAAGGCAGCGCGGCCCAGTCCGTATCATCCGAGACGACGGATGCGCGGCCTTGCGCAAGCGTGTTCGAAACGGTGGACATCGGCTTCGCTGCGCCGGGATGTGGTGGGGTGGGTGCTTGCCGTTGCTGGGGAGCGGCCGCCTGGGGCTGGCCGTAGATTTTCCCGAGGTGGGTGAGCATGTCCTCGACCGAATCGAGGACGTGTTGCTCCCAACCCGGTCCGCTCGGGACGGTGGGCGATGCGCTGTTCGCCAGCTTGAGGAATTCCTCAGGCCCGAAAGACTTCAGAAACGCCGACGAGTGGGGCGCCTGCGCCGCCGCGCGCTCGGTAAAATGCAGCATGGCGGAGCCGCGCTCCATCGCCTGAGCGACCTGCTTCTCCTGCTGCAGGTCGCCGGTAATGCGCGCGATGATCGCGTCCTGATCCGCGAGGCGCTTCTCGAGTGCCGACACTTTGGGGTCGATCGTCTTCTGCGCGACGTGCTGGGCGATCAGCTCCGGATTGGCCTCCTGATCGCGAAGCCATTTGCCAAGCTCGGCAGGCGTGACCTGCATCCGCTTGGCGAGCGCGAAGAAGCCGGGGGCGTCGAGCGTCGTCGGGTCCACGCGACCGGTGAGCTGCGATTCCAGCTCGGCCGCTCGCCTCTCGGCGGCTTCGGCCCGCTGCTGCGCCTGCTCGGCGGCGCGGAGCTTGGCCTGATAGTCGACGCGCTCGCGCTCTTTGGAGAGCACGGCATCGAGCTCCTTGCGGCGCTCGGCCCGCTTGGCTGCTTCCCCCGAGTCTGCGGCCGACCCATCGGCAGGAGCAAGGGGGGATGCAGGGTCGGCCGCAGACTCGGAGAAGGCCGCGGCGGCACGGTCTTCATAGGGCGTGACGACAGGGGCGGATTCGGGAGTAGCCGCGGCGGGTGCTGCGCCGGTTTGCTGGGGCTGGTTCACTTCATGGCTGGTCTTCTCGCTGGACGGTCAGGCGGCCTGGGCCATGCCTGGGATGGGTGGGAGCGGGGGAGCTTGTGGGGCGGCCGGCATCGGGCTTCCCGGAGCAGGCGCGAGCGGGCCGGTGCTAGCCCCCGAGGCCGGCATCGCGGGGGCGCCCGGCGCAGGCGGAGGCGCGAGCTTCTGCATCTCGACTTGGCACTGCTTCATGTAGCGCTGGAGCAGATCGAGGTTGAACTCGGGCGCGCCGTCGAGCCACGCGCGGTTGTAGCGCTGCTGGGCGCGCTTGGCCGACCAGGCATAGTCCTGGTAGGCGCTCGGGGCGAAGAACGCGGCTTCGCCTTCCTCCTCCTCGGCATCGAGCATGCGCTGAAGGATCTCATCGACCACGAGCTTGTCGGCCGTCTCGAGGTCGAGCTCGGCCTGGAGATCTGGATCGTCGAGCAGACGATAGAAGGTGAAGTCGGTAATCTTGCCCGACTCCCAGAGCATCATGAGCTTGTCGAGCTTGCCGCCGATCTGCGTCGACAGGAGCGACCTGGACTCCATCTTCAGCTCGACGCCCTCGATGTAGACATCGGACCAGCGGAGCCGCACGAGACCGCCCTTCATCGGGACGGTCACGGCGTGATCGCCATAGGCCTCGGCGATCTGCTTGGCGCAATCGAGGAACCGCCGCCCCAGCTCGAGGCACCAGTCCTCGGAGGCGCGGCCGAAGATCATGAATCGCTCGGTCTCGATGTCGTCGAGCGTCTGGAGCGCGATGCCCGCGGTGATGCCGGCCGGCTTCTGGCTCTGGACCGACATCTGCGATAGGCCGGATTCGTTCAGCGCATCCTGCGTCAGCTCGCGCGGACGCTGGCGAAAGTGCTCATTGACGAGGTCGAGCTGAAGCACCTCCGGCTTGCCCCCGTTCGCGTGCCGCATCACGTGGATGCCGTTCATGAACTCGGAGTCATGCACCTTGGCGCCATCGGGCGTCGCGACGAAGACGCCAGACAGGCGGTACATCTCCGCCAGCCGCTCCGTCGACATGTTGATCTCGTATTGGTAGCCCTCGAGTTGCTCCACGAGACCATGGCCCCAGCAGCCGACGATCGCATCGTTGTAGGCGAGGACGACATACGGGAAGTAGTCGTATTCCCACGGCTCATCGATGAGGGTCCCGGCGGTCGTGACGACGACATGGCGACCGGTGCATTTGTGCTTCCGGGGCTGTTCGCCCTGGTCCGCAGGCTCTGCGGTCGCGGGCTCATCCTCGTCGTCCCGGTGGCCCTCTTCCTCCTCCTCGCGGTCGATGTCTTCCGCTTGGACGTGTTCCTCCGGCCGGTCGCAGAGGTGCCACGCTTCGATGATGTCGACGCGGGCGACCGTGCAGCCGCCGCCGCCGTTCATCATGTCGTAGTGAAGGTCGAAGCGGCCGGCGCCCTCGATGGCGTCGCGAACCGTGCTCTTCCACCCGCCGCTCTCGGTGCGCGCATACTGCTCGAGCAGAACGCCCTTGTCGATGCTGCGGCAGTGGTAGAGATTCCGTGGGCTGCCGTAGCGCGCGTCCCACTCATCGGCGTAGAGCTCCCAGGGGAAGGCCCGCTCGGTCTTGATGCGCCGGCCCTCCGTCCAGACCTTCAGCGCGCCGCGGCCGAAAATCTGCGCATCCCGGAGGATGACCTTCATATGCTTCTCGAAGATGCGCTGCCGGTAGAATTCGCCCTCGAGGAACTGCGTCTGCTTCTTGGCGCGCTTCTGGTCCTTCCATGACCCGCGCGTCGTCAGGACTTCGGGGAGGTTTCGGTGCTGCCCGATCTTCGCCGTAAGCGTATCGACCGCCTGCCGGCAGACGTTGTAGGGCATCGTCGCCGGCCCGTATTCGCAGCCGCGCTGGCTGTTGCCGCGGATGCCGGGCCTGTCGGAGGCGCAGTAGAGGCCCGCGTGGTACTCGTCGGAGTCGACGCGCCACTCGGATTCCTCGCGCACCATCCGGAAGACGGGCACAAGCGTGGTATGCACGGAGCCCTTCGGCTCGGCGAACCACCTGGCGGAGATGGGAGCGTTGCTGGGATCAGCGCTCGCCAAGCTTCAGCAATGGTCCCCCGCTCGACGCGGTGGCGATGCGGCGGCGCTCTTCGCGCGCACGTCGCTCCACTTCGGAGGGGGTCAATCGCTGGGTTGGCTCTTCGGTAATGCTGTCGATGGGCAGCGGGGCAAGCTCGATGCCCCATGCCTTCACGGCGCCGGCCTCACGCATCGCTGCGCATCGCGCTCGGAAGTCGTCGAGGCTCATCTCGTCCGTCTCCACTCGACGGAATCTAGCTGAGCGTCAGTCGCCATGCAATGCCTCCACGAGGCGCCGAAGCGCCTGCTCGCCGCTGTTGCCCTTGTAGATGGCGCCACCTAGGGCGTCATGCCAGGCGCACCAAGAATCGGCGCGATCGGTGCCATCCCAGGTGAAGTGCAGCATGACCGCGCGGCGATTGCGCTGGTGTAGCAGCGTCTGGCCCTCCTCGAGGAGCTGCGCGAATGCAGATCTGCTCATCGCCGGTGCAGATCCAATTCCAACTCCAGTTCCCGGATGCGTTCCGCTTGTCGCAGATTGCAGGACTCCGTGTCGTTCATCGGTTCCTCCATAATGCGCGCGCGCCCCTGTCCATAATCTGCCCCTTCGGCATCCACGCCGGCCGTTCCTGATCGCGAACGAGCGCCATGCGCCGCCGCTCCTTGGCCTTCGCCAACCATTGCTCCGTGCCCTCCTCGGGCCTCGGCGCCGGAATAGCATCGCCGCTGACTTGCCATACCGCCAAAACGAAGGCCGCCGCGATGTCGCCGTGACCGCCCTTCGCCCACCGCGGGTGCGAGATGCTGATCTGTCCGCCGCTCGTCGGCCGCCCATGCACTTCGCGGAGCTGCTGGACGAAGCGCTGCATGAAGTCTAGCTGCTTGCCGTGGATCTTGATGCGCCCCTGCCGGAGCAGCATCCGCGCGCGGCCGTAGCTATCGCTCGTCGTCATCGGCGCCGCAGCAAAGACGAGGCCGTGCTCCGTGAGATGCTCGTCGATGCTGGAGCGCTCGTGGCCGTCGGCCATGACATAGAGCGCGCTCGATGCCTTCACCTTGGCCGCGAAGCTGGCCACGGTTTGGCTCGGCTTCAGCGGCTTATCTTCGGTCGGCCGCTCCTCGGCGCCGTCGAAGACGTGGATGGTCTCGCCTCGCAGGGCCACGAGGATCAGCGCCGAACTATCTGAGCGGAAGCCGAAGTCAGCTCCCGCGCCCGGGATGTCGCCGGGCTCGAGCTCGAACGGCTCATCGGTCAGCGCCTCATCGATGCTCGCCGGCTCGAAGAACACCGTGGTACCCGACGTCATGAACTTGGCGCCATACTCGCGGGCCGCGTTGTCGGGATCGCGCGCCTCCTCGCGGGCCACGATGTCGCGCGTCAGCTCGGAGTCGTGAAGCACCAGCGTGGGCGCATGCACGACGAGCGTGCCCTCCGGCTTATCCTTCCAGAGGTTGTACAGCAGCCCCGTCTGAGCCCAGGGCGTGGACGCGACGATGACCTGGCCGCCGGGCAGCACGCGTGCCGTGGCGGAACGGAAGATCTCCTCGTCGTTCACCTTGTAGGTCGAATCGCGGAAGAAGGCGCACTCGTCGAGCGCGAAGTCGGTGAACCATCGCCCGCGAGCGGCCGTGCCGCCCATCGTCGCTACGCCGGTCTCGAAGCTCACGAGCGCGCCATCAGGGCGCCGCAGCGTGAACTCGTCGACGCGGGGCGAGCCGTGGAGCATATGCCGCAGCGGGCTATTCATGACGGCGCCGAGCGCATAGCGGAACACCTCCATGCGCATGTCGTCGCGTGGGGCGATGATCATCGCGACCGCGCGTTGTCCCGGTGGTAGTGCCGACACGTCGCGCATGAGCATCCCATGCACCAATCGTAGAGCCACAAGCACATAGCTCTTGCCGGCTCGGGCTCCGCAGACAGCGGCGACAACGGGGGGGCGACCGCGCCCCATCGGCAGATCGCCGAAGAGCGCCGCGGCGAGGCCTCGATCCACGGGCTCAGCCACATCATAGGCCACGCGACATAGCTCGGCTTGTCCGGGTGTAAGCCGCACGCCAGCCCAGGCACAGAAGCCAAGGAAGGTAGGCGGGACATCCGCGTCAGTGACTGCTGGAGCCTGCCGGCGCAGGCTCTTGATCAAGGACATCCAAGACCTTCCGGTGCAACTCCGGATCCCTCCGAAGCTGCGACGTCATCATGTCGACTTGCTCGGCGACCGTCTGCTTGACGCGCGCGCAGAAGCGCTGCGGAAAGCGGCGCTCGAGGATCCATGCCTTCGCGGTCCAGACGTCTGCGCCCGATACGCCGACGACGGCGGCCTGCGCGCTTCGGATCTCGGCCAGCAGCGCAATCTCGGCCTTCGCCTCCTCGATGGACATGCGAGCCATGAAGCTCGCGTAGGGCTCGACGCCCTCCTCGGCGCGCTTCTCCCAATGGTACAGGCTGTTGCGGTGCATCCCGGCGGCAGCGACCGCTGTCTGGCGATAGTTGCCGGCGCGGATCGCCTCGAGGATGATCTCCTGGACCGCTGGATCTTCGATCGTCGGTGGTCGGCCCGCGGGCATCAGTGCCGCTTGCCCTTCCTGCCGATGTGCACCACGGCATCCGGCTCTGCGATCGCCTCCTGGCTCGCCGATCGCACATAGCTGTATCCGTAGCCGCCAATGGTGATCGGCTCGCTCATCGTCTCGTGGCAAAGCGTGAAGGTGCCCGGCAGCGTCTCGCGGATGTCCCAGCCGTCGTCCTCGTGGAACGCCTGCTCGCGGCTCGTCGACGGGCCGCCGGAGACGGGCACGTGCCCATGCACGACGATAACATCGTCGAAGGTGATAGCGCGGATCTTCATCGGCACTTCTCCTCGCGGTCTTCCCATTCGCGCTTCATGCGCTCGTACCATTCCCAGCTCTGGCCGAAGGGCACGCGGTCGCCGTCGAAGATGAGCCCGACGAGCCAGCCGTATGACAGCGCCGTATGCCCGATGTGCTGGCCATCCTTCATGCCGCCCCCCTCAACTTCGCCCGCATCGTCGCCGGCATCCATTCGGGGCGGTGGATATCCGCCATGTGCCCGAAGACCTGGGCGAAGATCCGCTCGCCCGCAAGGATCTGCTTCGAAGCAAGCTGCAGCGCCTCGAGCCACCTGCGATCGCGCTCCCAGCGCCGCGCCAAGGTCAGCTTGCGCAGGTCCATCAGATCGAACGTGGACCGCAGCGCCTCGTCGGCCATCATCCCCGGAGCCATCGCCTCCACGAGGTCGAGCGCGAACTCGCCGCCCTGGATGGGCAGCAGATTCCGCTTGATGCCGACCCAATGCACGCGCCCGGGAGAGGTGCAGGTGTAGGCCAGAATGATCGCCGGGCCCTTCTCGTAGGTCGGCCGCGACGGATCGCAGGCCACCTTGACCGAGCCAGACCGAACCAGCGCCGTTACGATGGGCTGGAAAACCTTCCAGTACCGAATCTCATCCGGGTGCGAGTCGACGCAGGCGCTCGGAAAGCCGAGCTTCTGCATATCGTGGCTGTGCGCATACGACTTGAGCCACATCGACACGAGGCACGCCTCGTCCTCGGGTAGCGCGTCGCGGATGGTCCAGTCCGTCACGACTCAGGCATCGGCACTCTCGCTGGTTGGACGACCTAGGTCGCAATGGAACAAGTATCAGGGATGACGTTGTTTGTCACGCCCAATATTACTCTGACCTTATTGCGTAGCGATTGCTGGGCCGCAAAGGCACCTAGGACCGCGTTTCGGCGCCCAGGCCTCCGACGTCAATTCGGCAGCAAGTCGACCCGCAGGACGTCAATGCGTGCCACGGTGCGGCCGTCTCGGTCCCGGACGACGATCGCCTCGTCAGTCGAGCGCGGATTCGCCTCCCGCGGGCGGAGCGTGAGAGTCGGCGGCAGCTTCAGCGATTCGGTCGTGGGCGACATGGGCGCCTCCTTTCGGGCGGCCCGTGCTTTTCCCTTATGGTTCCGAGCCGCTGGTAGAGATGTGATGCTCTTCGGTCGCTTCGTCAAGGCCGGATCCTTCCATGAGTGCGCGCAGTTGTGGCCATTGGGCAGGGCGCACTCGACGAAGGCGCCATCTGCAAGGCGCGTGAAGAACACGCCGCAATGCTTCATGCCGCCACCTCGGATGCGCCGACGATGGTGATCTCCACGGCGTATTGCCCGCGCTTTCCCCGGCGCTGGTCATAGCGCCAGGCCACGAGCGGGTCGCGGTCGTCGATGCCGAGCGCATCGGCCACGCCATCGCGGACACCCTTTTGGCTGATCGCGAGATTGTCCGAGTCGAGGTCGCGCGGGGCGATGCGGGTGAGGGTCACGACGAGCGGGAAGTCCGGCCGTCCGTGGAACGAGAGGGAGCCGGCCATGACGAGCCCGACGGTCTGCCGAGCCTGCTTCGTGCGCTTCGCCCGGACGGCCCAGTGGTCGCGCCGGTTAGCCTCGGAGACCGTCCGGATGGGGATCGTGACGCAGATCATCGGCCGCCCTCCCGGATCTTCTGCCGCTCGCGGAGCAACGCCCGGTTGTCGGCCTCGAGCTGCGAGCACGACCGGCAGAGCCCATAGTACGTCGGGCTGCCGGAGATGGGGTCAGCCAGCTGCTCGACCTGGTTGCGGCAGGCGACACGGGCGGAGCCGTAGCCGTCCGCGGGGATGACCTGCGGGTTGGTCTGGAACACCTCGCCGCCAGCCTTGAGCTGGGCGAGGTCGTTGCGGGTGACCCTGACGTTGCCGCCGGGGCAGTCGGGGGCGCCGGAGAGCGGCGACGCGGCTGCGGCCAGCTTCCCGAGGTCGATGCCGAGCGGCTTCATGCGACCTCCCGGTTGCGACGCTTCATCGGGACGAGCTCAGCCAGGCGCTGTAGCTCCTCGGGGGTGTACTTCGCCGGATCGGCCGGGTTGGGCGGGGCGACGCCTCCGCGCGGCTCCATGCGCTTGCGGTGTTCGGCCTCGCGCTGCCTGGCGGCCTTCTGCTCCGGGATGACCACGCCGCCGAGCCAGTACAGGGCGTCCTCGCGGGTGGGCGCCATGCCCTTGGTCTGCCGGTGGCCGCGGTATCGGAGCCACGCCAGGGCGGGCTCGGCGATGGGCTCGGTGTTCATGGCCAGCGTCTCGAGCACGCCCTCCCACCAGTCGGGAGGCGCGTCGGGAGCGGGCTTGGGCCGGGTGCCGGTCGGAGCCTCGCGCGCGGATGGGATCTCTTCTGGGATCTTCTGATCAGATCCAGATCCAGAGAGAGAGTAAGAGGTAGAGGAACCAGCGGACGCTGGAGTCCCACCCAATGTCCCAGTGGATGTCCCATCAGTTGTCCCAGTGGGTGTCCCAGTGGGACAGATCGGGAAGGACGAGTTCCGTTGCTTGGATTTCCGCTCTCTTTCGGAGCGGCGCTTCTCCTCGAGGGCCGCGCGGGTCATGTTCCCCTGCTCGGCCCAGCGGCAGATCCGGTAGCCCGAGTCGGTCCGCTCCCATAGGCCGACCTCGACCAGCTTGGCAGCCGGGATGACGTTGGCCTTGCCCCCGCGACCCCAGGGTGTCGACAGGACGGCGACCATGGGGAGCCCCCCGTCGGTCTCATGCTGACCGGCGTAGAGCATCCCCCAGAAGTACAAGTCGCGAGCGGCCGACCCGGCGGACAGAAGCCGTTCGTGGTTGGTGATGTGGGTCCGCACCTTGACGAAGTCAGCCATCACCAGGACCTCTTCCGAAGGAACTTCGTGAAGGGGCCGGCCGCGAACATCCGCTCCAGCGGCCCCATCTCGGTGGGCGGGATCAGGGCGTACTCGGTGAAGGTCAGCCACCCGCGCCGGTAGGCCAGGAGCGCCCACGGTGCCCGGTCATTGTCGGCCGGGTAGAGCACCTTGAGCATCTCCGTCGTCGTTACGGGGCCGAGCCCCAGCGCCTCGCGAACGGCCTGATCGCGCCCCGCGCGGGACCGCGGCGGAGCGAACTGCTTCGGGCGGAAGCGGCTCATGTCCCTACCCCCGGCAGTTCGCGGTAGACGCCGGCCTCCTGCGCCAGCGCGATCGCGTCCGCCTCGGCAGGCGTCTTCGCGACTCCGCCTCCGAACCACACGATCGCGCTGCGCTCGAGCACGCGGTCTCGCACGTCGGCCCGCAGCTTGCGGATCGCCGCCCAGGCCCAGTCTTCCATGCCAACAGGGCGCCCGATCACGGCAGCGACTCCCGCGCCGTCCCGTCGGGCCGATACGCGGCGTCGACCGTGTCCCACACGTCGAGCAGGTCATCGCAGGTCCAGGAGTCGCCGCCGCCCTCGCCGTCGTGCTCGCGGACGAGCCTCCAGCGGCCATCGGGCAGGGCGCGGGCTTCGACTCGGATGAGCCGGCTCATTGCGCACCTCGCTTCCGTTCGGCCCGCTCCAGCTTGCGCCGGAGGGTGGCGTTCTCGGCCAGCAGCTCGCGGTTCTCGGTCGCCAGCCGGCCGCACTCGTCGGAGAGGCGGTTGGCCCGGTCCTGGTCGAAGGCGAGTTGGTCAGCGATGGGGCGGCAGTGGGGGCACGGCTCGACGGCGCGAACCTGCTCGTAGGCGTCCGCGGACGGCTGGCGAAGGAAGTCGATATCGGGGGCCGCGGACGACGGCATCGGCTCCCCGCGAAAGCCTGGGGCGCAGCACGCCATGCAGTGGTAGCCACCTTCGGCCGCAGGAGCAGCCCACGCCCAGAGCGTCTTGCTGCACTTGATGCAGCCGCTCACCGGCTTGACGGCATGCGACGCCATCTCCTCGTGAGCCTCCTGCAGTCGCCTAGTGACGCTGTCGATCTCGGCCTGGATCTGGCCCTGCGGCCTCGTCGCCGAGTCCGGTGGGATCTCCGAGATGCCCTGCTCGAGGAGGATGGCGCGCTTAATCGACTCGGCGCTCTCGGCAGACATGGCGGCGCACGAAGCGCCGCAGAAGTAACCGAGTTCGGTCCGGATGGATGCGGTACCCAGTGGGCGATTGCAGAAGCGGCAGCCGCTCACGGCGCCCTCCCGGAGACGACGCCGCCGAGTGCGGCCATGACATCGTCGTCGGAGTCGGTAGCGGGCGGGACCGCGCACAATTCGGACACACGGCCCTTGACTGCCGGGCGCGCGGCACGTAGCTTGCCGAATAGTTTAGCAATCTTGGGCCGATAGCTCAGTTGGCAGAGCAGCGGACTTTTAATCCTCGAAGCCATCTCAATTCACCTCGGTTTCTTCGTACTGCACGGGGTTTTGTGGGTCCGCATGGTCCCGATTGTCCGGGTTGGCTGCTGTGGGCGAGCACAATCCGGACACAGTCACGGGAGCCTCTCGTCGATGAGTCGCCCCGCGTCTGGCGGAGCGATGTTGCCGTAGACGCGCTGGAGCATGATCGTGCTGCCGTGCCCGAGGAACTTGGCCGCGACCTCGTACGGCACACCCGCTCGCACCAGCCAGGTGGCCGCCGAGTGGCGAAGCGTCCGCGCGGTGAACTCCGGAACCCCGGCTCGCCGGCAGGCCCGGCGGAGGTCGCGCGGCATCGAGTGCCACATCTGGAAGAGCAGCCGGGCGGGAGTGGGCTCGGCGTAGGCCAGGGCGTGCCGAAGGAACGGCTCCATGACCTTGACGCGCGGGACCTCGCGCGTTCGGGTCGACGTCTTCGATCCGCGCACGAGCACGCGATCCGGCCGCACGTCGCCGCGCTCCGCCGTCCAGATGGCGGAGAAGTCGCAGGCGGTCGCAATGCACCAGGCCACGGCCGCGCCGCGGTGCTGGGGCAGGTGGGCGATGGCCGCCCAGATGGCCTCGGGCTCGACGAAGTGCTTCGAGGGCTCGTAGCCAGGCTGGAAGCGCGGGATGACGCTTTTCGGGTCGCGAGAGAACTCGCGCGCGCGCGCGGCAGACTTCAGTGTCAGCCGAAGCGCCGTCAGTTCGCGGTGGATGGTGTGCCGGTGGCCGCCCTCGGAGAGGCGCTTCTCGGTGTAGGCCAGCACCTTGTCATGGGTCAGCTTGGCGAGTCGCACGGCGCCCAGAAGGCGACGGACGTGGCGGATCTTCACGTCGTAGAAGCGCACCGTCGGCGGCTTGTGGCTCGCCTTCAGCTCCTTCATCCACCGTTCCGCGGCGCTGTCGACGGTGGCTTCGTTCGCACGGAAATGATCGGGGTCGTCGAGTTCCTTTTCCCAGGCGTCGGCGAGGCGCCGCGCCTTGCGCTCGCTCGTGTGCCCGGTGGACTTCCGGAAGGCTCCCCCGTAGGCCTGCCAGTACTTGCCGCGCTTGCGGAGCTCGAGTCGCATTCTTCTTTCAGCTCCTTCAGGTACTTGTCCAGGTCGCTCTTGGTGATGCGCACACACTTCGGCGCCAACCTGGTGAGGCCGACGCGAGCCATGACCTCGTAGGCGAAGCTCCGAGAGATCCCGAGCAGCTCGCGGACGTCGTTGACGGAGAGCAGCATGTCCTCTGGCGGCAGCCGGCTCACCGCTCCGCCCCGATCCACGGGCGAAGGAGTCGGCCGACGACCCAGCCGATCGCGAAGGAACCCGCGCATGCGGCGAGAATGGTCACGGCCTCACCCCGGCTTTGCGGAGGACGCGCTCGAGGCGACAGTCCCTCCCATGCCCTGCGCGCTCTAGGGCGTCGCACGCCGGGCACGCGGGGCCCCATGAGGGGTCCTGGTGGGCCCACTCCAGGTCCAGCAGCAGCCGCGCCATCTCGGGGGCGCAAGCGGCGAGCTGGGCGTACGCGTCGGCTTCGTCGTCGATGCCGATTTGCACGCAGATCTGCTGGCCGTCGCCGAGGTGCAGCTCAGCGCAATTGCCGGTTTGCGTGCGCGTGGCGTAGCCCCAGCTCTCTTCCCATGGCGTCATGAGCAGTGCCGTTCCGCTGCACTAGCGCGCAGGTCGTTCAGTGGTTGGCTCAATGTGACACACTGGTCGGACGTGTAGACTGCAACATCTGCAAATTGCACGCGTTCAGCATCGACAAGGGTCATGCTCGCGCTCACGCTGCACCTCGACCGTGCAGCGACGTGTCTTCCACATCGAGCGACGAGTCCCCCGGAGACGGAGTCGCCCCCTCGGGCGTCCACATCGTGTGCGCCAGCCCCAGTACCTGCTCGAGCAGGATCGCCTTCCCGAGCGAAGGCCGGCGCTCGCCCGCGATCCAGCGGCTCACCGCGCCCGGCGACGCGCGGACCTGCTTGCTCAGCTCGGCCTGCGTCATTCCCTGGGCCTCCATCGCGGCCCGAAGGCGCCGCCCGGCAGCCCGTTGGTCTCGTTTTCCCATGGCCCCTAGTATTGCCGAACGTCAAGAATTGTCAACGGACAAGGCCGAATCTCCGCCCTTGTCCGCCTCGGTTGACGCATGGCAAGCTGTCCATGTGCCCGTCACATTTGGAGAACGCCTCTCTCTGGCGATGGAGAGGAAGCACCTCGACCAGAAGGCGACGGCGAAGCTCGCTGGGCTCTCCGAGTCGGCCGTGAGCCGGCACCTGGAGCGCGGCGAAGCGCCTCGGCCGGACAGCATCGACAAGTACCGAAGCGCCCTGGAAGTAAATGCCGATTGGCTGGCCTATGGGCGCGGCGATATGGTGCCCGCCAACATGCCGCTTCCGGAGCCCCCGATCGCCGCCGCCGCGCCCGCAAAGGGCATAGATGCCCTAGAACGCGTGCTTGACGACTATGATTGGCCGGACGACGTCGACCTCGGCTCGATCGATGCCATCATCTCGGAGGCGCGGCGGGAGGCCGCTACTCTCCCGGGCCAGCAGCGGCCACGCTCCGTGTGGCGCGTCTACCTCGAGCGCGTGCTGCGTGTGCGCCCGCGCCGAAGTGGCCCCAGACCGCGCACGGGGTAACCCCTCAGGGCATGTGCATGCAGTGCCCGGCGGCGCGACAATCGTCCGCGTCGTCTGCGGTGAAGTCATAGCGCACCTCACTCCCTTCGCGCTGGGCGCCCATGATGCCCGCCTTCCCGGCGGCGAGGTGCGCCAGGCCGAAGGAGTGCCCTAATTCGTGCATCACCGTTCGCTGCCGGCCCTCCTCGAGGCTGCCCCAGTTGGCGAGATCGAGCCACATCACGCCAGTATCGGAGAAGTAGGCCCCCTTTTCCGCCGACGGGAGACTCGTTTTTGCGATGGCGCACCAATCGAGCGCCGTCGTCTGACCGGCGAGCTCGACATGCTCTCCCGACCAGGCGGAAAACCGCGCCATGCCGCGACGGATCGTCTCGACGTCCTCCGGCAAGAAGGTCGGATCGACCGCGAATTGGCCGCCGCAATCCCTGACCCCGCGATCTGCCGGGCCACAGGCCATTGCTCCCAAGACGGCGAGCGCCACGAAGTCCACGGATCCGGCGAAACGCCCCATAAAGACGCATTGTAACGACGCGCACGGAAAAGGGAATGCGGCTTTCCGCGTCGTGACGATTGACAATTCTTGCCATTGGGCAATAATGGTCTCCATGCCGAACGACGCTACGAACGACTCGACGCGACCGCCCCGAACCATCCTTCCGCCGCGCCCCACGCTCTTCCTGCCGGCCGAGCCGCTGGTCGACGTCGCTGCCGCCTGGGCGACGCTGCTCGACGCTGAGCGCGAGCTGACGCGGATCCTCGGCACCTACCGCGCGCGTGGTGGGCGATGAGCCGCTACCAGACCACGGTGAGCGTCGATGGCCCCGGCTTCGACGCCGACGAGTACAGCGTCCGCGGCGAGCTCTACACGGAGATGACCGGCGGCGGGCTGTCGGCCTTCGTCGACGGCGAGCCGGAGATCCTGGTTGACGACGAGTGGCGCGCGCTCGACGAGGCGGGCGTCTCGCGGGCGGACCGGGCGCGGATCGTCGATGCGCTGTCCGAGGAGGCGCTCGAGGACGACAGCGACGAGTGTGACCGCGAGGAGCGCGACGAGCGGCGCGCGGAGGGATGGCGATGAGGGGCCGAGCAGAGAGAGGCGGCTTCGTCGCAATCCCCGGCGCGTCAAATGCGCGCACCAGGCAGCCGGAGTGGAAGGCGTACGTCAGCATGATCCAGCGGTGCGAGAACCCGAATCACCGGTCGTTTCACCGGTACGGCGGGCGGGGCATCTTCGTGTGCCCGGCCTGGCGCAGCAGCTTCGATCTGTTCATCAGAGACGCCGGACGCCGGCCTTCTTACGCCCACTCTCTGGATCGCATCGACAACGACGGTGGTTACGAGCCAGGGAATGTTCGCTGGGCGACCAGGAAAGAGCAGTCCCGCAATAGCTCCGTCATTCGGTGGCTCACTCTTCGTGGCGAAACAATGCCCCTCACCGACTGGGCGAAGCGACTTGGCGTCCCGGGCCAGACGATCACGACCAGGTTGGCTCGCGGGTGGCCGGTCGAACGCGCACTTACCCAGCCCGCCAGCAGGATCGGCAACCAGGCCAGGCTGACTTCGTCCCAGGTCGCGGAGATTCGCGCGGGGTACACCGGTGCGAGGGGAGAGTGTGCGGCGCTGGCTCGCCGCTACGGCCTCTCGATCTCCTCAATGCTCTCTCTCGTGACCGGCCAGACCTGGTCGTTGGTGACGTCATGATCCCTCACAATCCAACCGAAGACCTGCCGTCGACCGAGACGGAGTGCTGCGACATCGGGGGCTGCGGTGAGCCATGGGCTGACACGGTGGATGCGGCCAACGGCCCGAGGCTGCTGCGTCTATGCGAGAGCCACCACGACGAGTGGACCGCGGCCGCGCGCTCCATGTCCGCCGAGATCGAAGAGCAGGCCGGCCGGGCTGGCGTCCACGCGGCGCCGCTGGCGAGGAGCATGGCGCCGCTGTTCGCGCTGGCGCGGATCCAGGACGCGCGACGCCGCAACGGGCGCAAGGGGGCCGCGTGATCCTCGAGGTGGCAGGCGTGTCGGCCGCTGAGTGGATTCGGCGGTGCCGCGACGAGGAGCGAGCCGAGCACGAAAGGCGCATCGCTGAGTTGCAGGAGCGGCTGTCGGCGGCGAACGAGGAGATCGGGCGGTTGCAGTACTGGCTGGGCGTTTGGCAACGGAGGGCGGAGCAATGAACAACGGCATGGCCAGGGTGGACGGGCAGATCGCGGAACGGGTCATCGCGATGGGCGACCTCGAGAGCATGCAGCCGGGCGAGCGCGCGCGGTACTACACGAAAGTATGCGAAAGCATGGGGTTAAACCCCCTGACGCAGCCGTTCATGTACGTCCGGCTGAACGGCAAACTGACGCTCTACGCCAAGCGCGACGCCGCGGACCAGCTCCGAAAGCTCTACGAGGTCTCGGTCATCGTTGCGAAGCGCGAGCGGACCGACGACCTCTACATCGTGACGGCTCGGGCCACGATGCCGAGCGGGCGCACCGACGAGAGCATCGGCGCGGTCAGCATCGCTGGCCTGAAGGGCGAAGGCCTGTCCAACGCCCTGATGAAGGCCGAGACCAAGGCCAAGCGCCGGGTGACGCTCTCCATCTGCGGCCTCGGCTGGCTCGACGAGACCGAGGTTGCCGACGTCCGCGCGGCGAAGCCGGTAACCGTGACCGCGGACGGGGAGATCGTGGAGCCTCCATCGCAGCCGGACCTGACCAAGCAGCTCGCCGCAAGCGTGGACTGGGGCAAGTGGGCCGCGGAGCACCTGGCTGCCATCCAGGGCGCGCCGGACATGGGGAGCCTCACGGCGGCCTGGGCGGACGTCAACGACGACGTGAAGCGCCTCCAGCCGCCGGCCGAGCATGTCGAGGCGCTTCGACTGGCGAAGGACGAGAAGAAGGCCGAGCTGCGGGGGCCGAAGTGAGTGCGCACAGGCTCACGATGAGCAAGATGGCGCTGGCCTACAAGTGCGCCTACGGGTTCCGTGCCGATGTCGAGACCTTCCCTCGCCCCCCAGGAAAGGAGGCTCGCATCGGCACGTTTTTTCACAAGCTGGTGGAGGGCCACGTCAAGGGCGCCCAGTTCGGCATCGGCGAGTCTGAGGAGGCGGAGGAGGCGCGCTCGCGGTTCAGCGCGCCGCTTATCGCCTACCTCGACTCGATCCCGTGGGCGCATGCCGAGATTGGCATCGTCTACGACTCACGCCATGACGAGGCGTACACGCGCGGGGGACGCGGAACGCCAGGTTACGGCCAGCACGAGGATGGCGCCATCGCCGGGACGCTGGACCTGGTGGCCATCGAGCCCGACGCCGCGCTCGTCATCGACGCGAAGTCAGGCAAGCTCGTGAAGGACCGCGAGCAGCTTTACGCGCAGGCCGTGGCCGTGTCGCGCGCGTTCAAGCTCGACACGGTGCGCGTGGGCTACCTCTACGGCCGCAAGACGAAGTGTGACCCTCCGGAACTGGAGACGCTGGACGCGGACCGCCTGGACCATGAGGCCGGGCGGATCGCGCGATTGCTTCGCAAGCTGCCGGTGGCAGAGCCCAGCCCGGGCGATCACTGTCACTACTGCGAGGCGAAGCCGGCGTGCCCGGCGTATTCGGCCGCGAAGGCTGACGACAGCGAGCGCAGCCTCGAGGAAGCAGGCTTTTTCCAATGACCATGAATCTGGGCGGCCGACCGAAGAGCAACGGCAACCACACGACAGCCAAGCAGCGGCTCGACGCGCAGGTCATGGAGAGGATCGGGCTCAAGCTCGGCCGTATCCGACGCGAGCGCGGCATGAGCCAGACCGAGATTGCGCGAGCCAGCGGTCGGCCGCCGTCGGCCGTGCACCGCGCCGAACAGGGCTGGGGCGTCACGGTGCCTGCGCTGCTCGACTTTGCCGATGCGCTCGATTGCAACGTCTACGACCTGATTCCATGCGGTGACGGTGACGCCGATGTGTGAGCCGAAGAACGAGACCAGGCTCTGCCTCTGCTCCGAGCCGCGGGACGGCCTGCCGTGGGTCGAGCCGACGGAGCTGCCCTACCGCGACGACGCCGCGGGGCCGAGCAAGGGGCACCCGCGGCGCTGCAAGGCGATGCGGGACCGGAGGCGGACATGATGACCGGCCCGGGTCCCGAGACGCTGACCGAGGGTGAGCGCGATCGTCTCGCAACCCTCTGCGATTGCGCGCAGCTAAACCACTGCCCGAACGATCCGCCGTGCACGGAGGACGACCCGTTGGAGGTCGACGACTGGTGCAGCCTCTGCCTGCTCGTCCACGACGTGAGGGCGATCCTGAACGGGCATCGCCCGACCCAAGCGACGGAAAGGAAAGACAAGTGACCATCGAGATCAAGCATCGACACACCGGCGCCGTCGTCTACACCTCGCAGGTCGAGACGGTCCGCGAGGCGCTGGAGGAAGCCGTCAAGGCCCGCGCGAACCTGGACGGCGCGTACCTGGACGGCGCGTACCTGGCCGGCGCGAACCTGGACGGCGCGTACCTGGACGGCGCGTACCTGGCCGGCGCGAACCTGGCCCGCGCGTACCTGGCCGGCGCGAACCTGGACGGCGCGTACCTGGACGGCGCGTACCTGGCCGGCGCGAACCTGGCCCGCGCGAACCTGGCCCGCGCGTACCTGGACGGCGCGAACCTGGCCGGCGCGAACCTGGCCGGCGCGAACCTGGCCCGCGCGAACCTGGCCCGCGCGAACCTGGACGGCGCGAACCTGGACGGCGCGTACCTGGCCGGCGCGATCGGCGTTGGCGACTGGGCGAAGGCGATCCGCGACGACATCCGGACGGTCCTCGACACCTCTCCGCACGAGGTGCCAGGACTGCTCCAGTTGCTCTGGGACGGCAGGGTGGACGGCACCGTGTACGAGGGCGAGTGCGCCTGTCTCGTCGGCTCCGTCGCCAAGGTCCGCGGGTGCCGATACGACGCGATCCCAGGCCTTCGCCCGGACTCGTCCCGGCCCGCTGAGCGCTGGTTCCTGCGGATCCGGAAGGGCGACACGCCAGTGACGAATCCGAGCGCGGCGTTCGCTGCCGCCGTGATCGCGCAATGGCAGCACGAGCGCGCGACGGCAAAGCCGGTCGGGAAACGCCCGCCGCAAGCAACGGAAAAGAAGGGAGAAGGACGATGAACGCGAAGCACGATCTGCTAGTGATGGAGGACTCGGACCGGGTGGGCCCGTTCTGGCGCGTCGTCGGCCCGCTCCGGGGGACGAGGGCCGAGGCGGAGGCCGACCTGGTCGAGCTCGGGACGGCGCTCGCCCGACCGATGGCCGGCGTCACCGTGTCCACCAGCGCTCCCAGCCCCGCAACGCCTACGTCCCCCGGGCCGGGACCCGCGAAGGAGGGGCCGTGATCGATCCGCGCTACCGGACGTCAGTGGGGGCCGACGGGGCCCGCTACATCCACTTCTTCGGCGAGCAGAGTCGAGTGGCGATCGTTCTCGAAACGGACGGGACGGGCTGCCTGCTCTTCGCCGGAAAGATGGTGACCGGGCACGATCCGGTCGGCGTCGACCTCACCGATCCCGAGTTGGCGTTCTGCCAAAAGCTCTGGGACGCCCTGGTCAGGGTCGGCGGCCCCATGTTCGTCGACGGACCCGCAACGCCTCCGATCAGCGAGGAGAAGAAGCCGTGAACGTCGCGGGCGAAATCGTCACCTTGATCCAGTGCGCTTGCGGATGCTCCCGCTACAAGGAGCACCCGATCCAGCACTGCCCAGGCTGCGAAAGGGAGGCGTACGAAGCTGAGTTTGCGCGTCTCCGCGGAGAGCGTCGATACACGATGCTTCTCGGCGTCGACCGCTACTCGGACACGATCTATGTCTACGCGGGCGGAGTCGTGGCGGCCATCGAGGGGCGCGCCGAGCGCATGCTCCGATACCGGGACGCGGACAAGCTCGTCGCCCGCATTCGCGAGCTGGAAGAGGAGAACAAGACGGTGCTCGCCGAGAACGCCAGGTTCCGTAGGCGACTAGAGGGATCGCCGGCGAGCGGCGAGAAAGGACCGGGGACGCGATGAGCGACGCACCAGCGACGACGACGCAGACGGGCGAGCTGCTCGCCGATGAGCCGAAGTGGTGGCGCGAGGTCTGCCCTTGCGAGGACTGCGGGCGCTATCGCGCAGCGGAGCAGCGGGGCGAGAAAGGAACGGCGAAGACGTGAGAAGCTCGAGCAAGAGGATGGCACGGCGCAAGCTGTTCGACGCGCTGCGGTTCCTGCGGCGATCGAACGGGCGGCACGACCGCTGGTACACCATCGCGTTCATGCGAGAGTCGATCCGCGTGCTCGCGCAGCCCGGCGACGTCAACGAGAAGGTGATCGAGGTAGCCGCGCTGGCTCGCCGCTTGGCCCCGGCGATCGGTGTCGCCAGAGCGTCGGAGCGACGAGGCCCGCGACCGCCTGGATCGAATGGCGAAGGCTACGACCCGCCCAAGGCGACGGATGGCATGACGAGGCGTTGTAGTTGGGAGTGCCAGTGCGGGACGTGGAACTGGCCCGCCAAGCCATGACGCTCAGTCATCCCACGTCGCGCGCGGGCTCTCCCCTCGCATGTCGGCCCGCAGCTCCTCCAGGGCATGTACACATTATGCATGCAAATATAAGTTGGCCATGTATCGTCAGCGGCGAACCCTCTCACCAAAGCCAGCAGGGGCGCAGCGGAAGGGGATCGGACGAGCACTGGCACGGCGGGGACTTCTGCGCCTTCGTCCGCGCCTACGCGGACGCGCTCGCTCCCGCCAAGGATGCCCAATCCGAAGCGGAAGGGGATCGCCTCAAGTGAGCCTGCGCCCGTTCTTCTGCTACTACGGCGGCAAGTGGCGTGCGGCGCCGAAGTACCCGCCGCCGGAGCACTCCACGATCGTCGAGCCGTTCGCCGGGGCGGCCGGGTACGCCACGCGCTACGCCGATCGGAACGTTGTTCTGGTCGAGCGCGACCCTATCGTGGCGGGGTTGTGGCGCTACCTCACGCGGGTATCGCCGTCGGAGATCGAGCGCATTCCGAACGTCCCTGAGGGCGGCACGGTGGACGATCTGCCGGCCTGCGAGGAGGCGCGTAACCTCGCCGGCTTCTGGCTCAACAAGGGGGTGTCCGCGCCGCGCAAGAGGCCGTCCGCGTGGATGCGGCAGGGCATTCGCCCGAAGTCGTTCTGGGGGCCGGAGGTGCGCGCGCTCCTCGCGTCGCAGGTCGAGAAGATTCGCCACTGGCGCATCATCGAGGGCTCGTACGAACAGGCGCCGCAGGTCGAGGCTACGTGGTTCGTTGACCCTCCGTACCAGAAGGCCGGCAAGCACTACCGTTTTGCGGACGTTGACTTCGCGGCGCTCGCGACGTGGATCCAGACGCGGCACGGCCTGACGATCGCGTGTGAGAACGTCGGTGCCGACTGGCTCCCGTTCGTGCCGTTCGCTCGCATCAAGGGGAACGAGTCGAGCCGCGGCGGCAAGGTCAGCCTGGAGGCCGTGTTCGTTCGGCGTCACTCGGCGTCTCCGGCCGTCGCTTCGGAGGTCGCATGAAGGCGACGCAGATCGGATCGCTGGGCATGAGCGATCCGAAATGAGCTGCGCCGTAGCGCTTGCCGATGACGTCGTCGTGCTCTACGCCGACCCGCGAGGACCGTACCCGGGGCTCGTCCGGGACTGGTACGGCGAGGAGCGAAACGCGATGACCTACCGCGGGAGCTTGCCCGTCGTCGCACATCCGCCGTGCGGCCCGTGGAGCCGCCTATCGCGGCTCCACAAGCACGCCGAGGAGATCGCCCTCGCACCCCACGCGGTGGCCATCGTCCAGCGCTGCGGCGGCGTCCTGGAGCATCCGGCCGGGTCGACGCTGTTCGAGGCTTGCGGTCTTCCTCGACCGGGCGACCCGTTCGACTCGTTTTTCGGCCGGACGATCGAGGTCTCTCAGTGCGACTGGGGACACCCGGCCAGGAAACGGACGTGGCTCTACATCGTCGGGCGAGTCGGCCCCCATTTCGAACTGCCTCCCATGCCCGCGGCGCGGGAACCGACACATTGGGCGAGCGGGGGCCGCACGCGCTCGAGCCGCCGGGGCTCGCCCGTGCCGCCCGGGATCAAGGTGTGTTCGGCACAACAGCGCCGCCGGACTCCGCCGGCTTTCGCGGCGTGGCTCATCGAGGTCGCCAGGCGATGCGTGGGATCGCAGTACGGGAGCGAGCCGGGACGGGAGACGAAGCGATGACGTGCGGGCACTACGTGGACGGCGGCGACATGCTCTGCGGGAAACCTGCGACGCACCGGCACCGTGCTCGCTTGCTCGGAGGCGATGAGGCGGTGGCCATGATGCCAGTCTGCCAGGAGCATGCGTGCGAGCACTGTCGGCCGTTGCCGTTGCCGGGTGAGGAAGGAACGCGATGAGCGACTACCGCTGCAAGCATTGCGGTCTGGTCTGCAACGCGATGATCGCCGGCCCCTGTCCGAGCAGGCGCTCCACCGCGGCCAGCCATGAGTGGAACGAAGTGAGCGGAGCAGTCTGGGCTGTCTGGGGCGGGTGGGTGAGCGGCCCATATCGCAAGACGCGGGCGGAGGCCGAGTCCGACCTTGCCGAGCGCGACCAGCTCCGCGCCCGCATCGAGGACTACCAGCGCGAGGTGGAGCGCCGGGACGAAATGCTCGCCGCGAGCGACCACCGGGAGGCCGAGCTGCACGCCGAGGTCGAGAGGCTGAGGGGCGTCTTTCGCTATCTTGCGACGAAGGTAAGCGGCTCCGACTGCCCCTACTGCACGCCGCTCAACAACTGGGGACACACGGTGCTCTGTCCCCTGACGCGAGAGTCGTCGGGTGAGGAAGGATCGGCTCGCTGATGGCGGCACCTCCGTCTCAAAACGAATGGCAGCAGATGCTTGAGCGCGCCTACCGGGCCGAGGACGAGCGCAACGAGCTGCGGGCCGAGGTCGAGCGGCTGCGGAGTGCGCTGCGTCAAATCTCCCGGTGGGACATGATCAATCCTCCGTACCCCGGACTGCTCGCCGATGCCGTGTGGCTGCGGAAGCTGGTCGACGACGCCTTGGCCTCGCCGTCCGAGGGCGTGGATAGACCTGGCGCGCATCGCGAGCCCTACGTGTGCCGGCACTGCTCGCTCCGCGCGACCGCCAACGCGCTGGGGGGCTACTGCTCCAACGGCGCTCTGCACGACTGGATGCCGGTCCCGCCAAGCCCAAGCGAGGCGCAGCCGGCGACGATCTGCGCTCGGTGCGGCGCTCTCTGGTCGGACAAGGTCAACACGGCGTGCGACGGGTGGTTACTTCCGCACGACTGGATGCCGTCGCCGAGCTCAGGCGATTCCGGCCAGGACAAGCCATGAGCGATCTCATCGTCGGCAGTCGAGTCTTCCACCCTCGCTTCTGTCTGGGCTGGGTGGACAAGGTCTGGCCCAGCGGAAACGCACACGTGAAGTTCGACGACGAGTGGCAGCTCGTCTATCTGGCCACGTCGAGCCTGAAGGTCGTGGTCAGCGAGAAGACCTACGCGCGTCCCGCAACGCCGAAGAAGGGCAACGCCGGGGAGTAAGCTATGCTTGCCTCGATGGTCGGATACCGAGCTACCCCTGCTGAGATCGGACGGCTACGGAAAGAGATCCGCGAAGCCGTGAGACACGACCGCGAGCAGGGCGTCGTGCTCGCCAACGTATTCGTGAAGGCCGCTACGCTGGACGAGTCGTCCTGGATCTGGCTATGCCAGCGGATGCGCCCGGCGGAGAGGGACCTGCTGCGCCAGATGACCGGCCGCGAGCCATACTAGGCGGCCTCGCCCGGCGACCCATCGTCATCCAGGTCCGGCGAGTCTAGGCGGATCTCGGGCTGAGTGTCCTCCTCGGCAGCGATGACCCAATTCGGGACGCGGCCGAGCAGGTCGGGCTGTAGCGTGTTGTCGTCCACGAGCACGCCGCCGCGCTTGAGGCTCGGCCACTTCTGCCGCAGGGTCCACCCGCACGCCGGAGCTGCGGGCCGGTTCTCGCGGTCGCGGATATCGCCCTGCCCGTGCCAGTAGCGAACGTGACGGAGGCCGTATAGCTCGTCGCTCGTCAGCGGCTGGGGCACGCCGACGTAAAGGCAGGGCATCCATCCGGCCTCCTCGATAGCGGTCGCCCATGCGTTGGCCGCCTCGATGAGCGTCGCCGGGTCGGTACGGAATGCGGGCATACCCTCCAGGTCGAGCCACACCGACGTGTCCGGCGGGAGGCCCAGCTTCTTCGCTTGCGCCACCGACGCGGGGCCGCTGTAGTGCCGGGGGTCCAAGCCGTAGGTTACCGGCATGAACGCGATCCCAGCGTCCAGGAGCATGACCAGCCGGGCGCACGTCATCGCCCCGAGGTAGCCCACGAGGCAGGCGACGCCCTCGGCGCGCATGGCAGCGGCCGCCGCCTCGGTGCCTCCGAGGCAGAACGGCAGGGAGTCGACGACGAGCGCGCCCGGGGTCGCAGGGACGGCCTTGAGGTTCACGTCCCGTCCTCCGGCGGCGGTGGAGTGAGCACGTCCACGCGCTTGACGCCCGCGGGCAGATCATAGTCGTCGACGACGCCCATGAGCCAGTCTCGCAGCATGTCCGGATCCGTCTCGTAGTCGGTGACGAACAGCACCTCGAAGGAGACCTGCTTGCCCATTAGAGCCTCGGCACGACGCAGTCTCCACCCTCGGAGAGCAGGCGCCCCAGCGTGTCGAACGACATGACGAAGCAGCCACCATCACCCCATCCGATGCCCCAGCTGTTGACGCCGCGGACGTACTTGCTCGCGATGTCGATCTCGTTCAGCTCCACCTCGTGGCCGCCGCGGATGGCCGCCCCCGGCTTGATGATCAACTCGGCGTGCGCTCCTGCCGGATCGTCGAACGAGTCATACCAGTTGATCCCGATGATGACCGGCCCGCGACCGAGCGCCGCGAGCGCTGCCTGGAGCGAGAATGCATGCGCGTAGCTCGTGATGTAGCCCTTCGACCGCGCCACGCGAGCGACCGCCAGGCCCGAGCTCCCCGTGTCGGTCGGCGGGTAGACGCCGCGCACGGCATCGAGCCTCGTCGCTGCGGAGTAGACCGCCACGGCATCCGTCTCCGTCAGCGCCTCGCCCCGGAAGAGCGGCTCGGTCATGACGGCGCCGCACATCGCGTTGCCGGTGCAGGAGCCAAGGTCGCCCTGATCGAACGGCGCGCAGTGGCGAAGCCACTTCGCCGAGATGAGCGGGGCGGCTGCGTGAGGCGTCTCGAATGCGCGCGAGCGCGGGTCGTGCTCGATGTGCCGCCCAAGACGCTTACCGGGGACGACGACCTCGGGGATCTGGGTGCGGACGATGCTCACTTCGTCGCCTTGCGCGCGGTGATGGCCGCGGCAAGCTCCTCGTCGGTGGCGCAGACGTCGGTATGCGGGATGAGCTGGCAGGTCGACGCCTTCGCGATGCCGGCATCGGGGGCGCGAGCCTTCGCGGCGCGGCTGCCTAGCACGAGCTTGCCGAGTGCGATCATGTCCTCGAGGGTGGCGCAGATTTGCTCCTCCAGCGGCGTGTCGTTGTAGGCGATCAACGTATCGCAGGAGCTCTCAACCAGGCTCTGGGCGGGCTTGCACGCGGTCTCGATGGCGGTGCCGAGGGCGAAGAGACCGACGGCGAGGACGATGGGGCGGATATTCATGGCGTGACCTTTCCTTTCGGGGTCAGGGAGTGTGATGGCCAAGCCACGACGTCACGTAGCTGGCCAGAGCGATGAGGAGGGCGAGGACCACGGGGTTTTTCGCGGCCGTCTTGGCGAGGTCGACGCCCTTCTGCGTCAGGTCCGTGTTCTTCGCGAGCGCGGCCTGAGTGGCCTCGTCGCGCTTCTTTGCCTCAGCCTGCTCGGTGATGATCGAGGCGATGGCAGCATCCTGATTCAGGTTGGTCTGGCTCTCCTGCTTGACGCGCAGGCTGCCGGTGTTCTGCCGCTCCTCGATGTTGCCCACCCGCGTCTCTAGCGTCGTCATCCGCTTGCCGACGTCCACGAGCGAGCCACCCTGCAGCTCCAGGTTGGACTCCATTGTGTCCATCCTGGCGTCCATCCGCGAGAACCCGGTGACCACCTTCTCGGTGAGCGCGATGGCCCATGCGGGAGGCTTCTCGAGCGCCACGGTAGCCGGCTGCGCGGGCATCCCCACAACGGGCGTCGGCTTGTAGTCGGGTCCGTCGGTCATGTGGCTCCTATGCGGCGATAAGCACGCGCCTGCGGGTTAGGAACGAGTTGACGGCGGCCGCGATGGGCGGAGCCACATAGTTGGCATTCGCGCTCGCGGTAAAATGCGTGCCGTCCGACCAGATCAGTTTTGGGCCCGCTCCGCCGTTGTAGTCCGTGGCGAACGAGGCGTTCCCGATCTGCGAAACCTGGTCGAGCCGCGCGCACGCATCGATGCTCGTACCGACGGATGCCAGAATGCCGG